GAAGTTCCCAATCCTGGAGTGGGCGGCAGCTATTTGTTTGACCCTAAGTCTGGGAAGCTTACACTGATCACAGAAACCGCCGCTCCTACCACCGATGGCACTGACTCGGAAGAAGTTTCTGATCGCGAAGATTGAGTCAACCTATGGGACTGACCCTAGTCCTGTCGGCGGTTCTGACGCGGTTCAAGTTACCAACCTTGAAGTAACTCCGATTGAATCGGACAACGTTCAAGCGGCTTCTTATCAAGGCTTCCTTGGTAACAGCACCCGTGGCACTCTGGTTGCCAACAAGCGCGTCAGCGTGACCTTTGATGTTGAGCTGTCTGGTTCTGGCACTGCTGGTACTGCTCCTGCCTTCGGTCCGCTGCTGAAGTCCTGTGGCCTGAGCGAGACCACTTCCGCTGGCGTCTCGGTGACTTACGCCCCGGTAAGCAGCAGCTTCAGTTCCGCCACGATCTACTGCTTCTACGACGGCACCCGCCACAAGATCACCGGCGCACGCGGCACTGTCAGCTTCAACCTAACTGCTGGTCAGTTTGCTGTTGCCAGCTTCCAGTTCATCGGCATCTACAACGCCCCTGATGACACTGCCCTGTCTGGCTCCTTCACTGTTGCCAACCAGGCTGCTGCCATTGAGGTCAACGACACCAACGTGACCACGGCCACCTTCCACGGTGTGACCAGTTCGCGCATTGAGTCGTTCGACATGGCGCTCAACAACGAGCTGCTGTACAAGGAGACCGCTTCCAACAAAGAGGTTCTCATCACCAACCGCGCCCCTGGTGGTACGGCGGTGATCGAGGCTCCCGCTGTTGGCACCACGGACTTCTTCGCCAAGGCTGTTGCTTCTGCCACTGGTTCCACCAGCCTTGTATTGGGTGCCACCGCTGGCAACATCGTCACGCTGAACGCAGCGCAGACAGACATCACCGGTTGCAGCTACGCTGATACTAACGGCGTAATCGCGCTGTCCATGCCGTACTTGGCTCTGCCCACCACGGCTGGCAACAACGAAGCTTCGCTGGTGTTCACCTGATCTCTGTTCATGGCCTTCGTTCTCAAGAAGACTGCTTCCTACAAGTGGGAAGTCAAAGTTGAAACTCCGGTTGACGGAAATCGCTTTGAGACTCAAACGTTTGAGGCAGTCTTCAAAAAGATGAGTCGCTCGGCTTTTAACGATCTCATTGACAAGGGTGATGACGCTCTTGTTGATGGGATCCTTGAAGGCTGGGAGGGCGTCAATGATGAAGAGGGCAAGCCTGTTCCCTTTACGTCAAAGAACAAAAAAGAGCTTTGTGATGATCCCTATGTCATGAAGGCGATCATCCAAGCTTATGCCGACAGCGTGAAAGGGGCGCCGGCAAAAAACTAAAAGTCGCTGCTGAGTACTGGGCGAAAGGTGGCGTAGTTGACGAGCGCGAAGCCGACCTGAAGGCTCTTGGCGCAAGTGAGGAGCAGATCGCCGCTGCACGTCTGCAAGCTGTACAACAGGACTGTGAGGTCTGGGAGGAGAACTGGGACATCGTGGTTATGTTCATCCGCATGTCGACGCAATGGCACACGAGCATGGCCGGATTGACAGGACTGATCTACCCGAGTTTGGAATGGCTCTGTAAGCTGTATTCAGTCAAGGATCCTGTTGCCATCTTCGAAGGCGTGCAGGTGATGGAAATGGCTGCCCTGGCCGTTCTGAACGCAAAACGATGAGCCAAGTCACTGAGCTGCTGCTGAGGATCAAGCAACAGGGCGGTGAGCAGCTCACGAGGCTGTCTGGCAGCTTCAAGAATCTGGGGCAACAAGCTGCGGCTGCAAATGTCAATTTCAAAGAAGTATCTGATGAACTGAGAAAGATTCAGCAGACTTCTGCAAACAGCATCAATAATCTCAAAGGTTATGCAAATGCATGGCGTGAAATTGCGAACAGCGTAGATACATCATCTGATGAGTTTCGTATTGCGCGTCAAGAAGCTGATGCCCTTGATGCAAGACTGAGCGGATTTCAAAACAATCAAAAAGCTGTTGCCAATAATTTCAGAAGCATTGCGAATGCAGCCAACCAAGCAAATGTTGCAATCCGCACGACCAACGGTTTAATTCGTGATCCTCTTACTGGTGCCTATCGCGGCGTTGCTGGCGTAACTCAATATGGCGCACCGATTGGTCCGGCTGTGCCGCCCAATTATTCAAATCGCATTGCTCAACAACAACGTGAAGCAGATGCTCAGGCAGCACGGGATGCTCGTCGTCGAGCAATTATGGAGCAGCGTGCTGCTTATGCAGGGGAGGTATTAGGTACTCGTGATCCGCGTACTGGAGCATTGATTGCTGGTGGTACAGGGCAGTTTCGTGCTGTAGGTACTCAATACGCTCAACCGATTGGTCCTGCATTGCCTCCTGCCGCAAGAAGGCGATTGGGTCTTGGGCAAATTGCTGGAACCGCTGGAACGATTTCCGCTGCTGGCGTTTTTGGTGGCATTGAAGGTCTATTGGGCGCTGGCATTGGCGCTACATTTGGCGGTCCTTTAGGCGCCGCTACTGGTGGTGCCATTGGCGCACAAGTTGGGATGGCTAGGCAAGCGTTGGGCGGAGCTGCAACATATGCCGCTGAAATCGCCAAGCAACGCCAAGCTCTGCAACTTGTCACCAAGGACACAAACGAATATCGTCGCGCCCTGCAATTTATCGATAAAACAAGTCGTGATTTTGCAATTCCGCAAGAAATTCTTACTCGTCAATTCACGAAATTAACTGCTTCTGTAAAAGGTGCTGGCGGAAATGTTAGAGATGCAGAGACTGCTTTCAAGGGCATTGCATCCGGTATTCGCGGCACCGGTGGTTCACTTGAGCAACTTGATTCTGCGCTAACTGCAACGTCCCAAGTTTTCAGTAAAGGCAAGGTTTCAGCCGAAGAACTTCGTCAGCAAATTGGCGAACGTTTACCTGGTGCCTTTAGTTTGTTTGCTCAGTCAATGGGCAAAACGCCTCAAGAGTTAGACAAAGCTCTTGAAAATGGTCAAGTAAGTTTGCAAGATTTTCAAAAATTTGCGGAAAAACTTTTTGCAGAATACGGGGAAAATGCAAAAATTATTGCCGATGGTCCAGACGCTGCTGGCGACCGTCTTCGTACTTCTCTTTCTCGCTTGAATGAAAGCATTGGCAGTTTGCTTAAGCCAATTGGCGCAGCTTTTCAAAATACGTTTGCGGCTATTGTTGGCGCAATTGATGCGGCGGTTCGAAAGTTAAATGAATTTTTTGGTCTCGGCAGGGGCAGGCAAGGGCAAATTAATGACTTGCAAAAAATTCTCAATGTAACAGATCAAAGAATTCAAGCATTTGAAAAACTTGGAGGAAAAGGCGGCACTGGTCTTGGACCAATTGAAAAAGGTCAATATGACGTTTTAGTCAAACGTCGCACGGAAACTTTTGCACAAGTATCTGCTTTACGTGCTGCTGAAAAAGCAGCGGCAACCGGAACAGGTGAACCACCAAAGGGATTGCCTGGAATTCAACCAAAAGCCCAAACAGACAAGGCTGCGGAAAAAGCAGCAAAATTACAAGCTCGCCTAGCTGAACAAAGAAATAATATTTATCGCAAAAGCGAACAATTTCTCAAAAAAATACGAGAAACGACTGAGGACGTTTCACTGGAAACTCGGCTACTCGGTGGTAGTGCTTTTGAAGCTTTTGAAAATAATTACACTAAAGCCGTTCGTTCAGCCAATAAAGAAACGGAACAACTGCTTAAGCAAGTTTTTGATCTTGCCAAGGCGTATAAAGAAGCTGGTGGTGATTTAAATGTCACGCCTCTTGTCCAAGCAATTGATGATCTTAATGAGAGTCAAATGAACTTGGCAGCCGGTGATGCTGCACAAAAAATGAGTGATTACTGGCAAGGCTTGTCCGACACATTTATTGGTATTACAGATCAAACCTATGCAATGACTCGCGCTTTTGAATACAACAACAATGCCATTGCTGGTTTGGGCGATGGATTGCGTGGTTACGCCGACAACGTTGGCACCGTTAGGAACGCAATGGCTGAGCTTAGCCTGCGTGGCATCAAAGGCGTTGAGGATTCAATCACTTCACTGCTTGTCAATGGCACGTATAACTTCCGTGAATTTGCCGTTCAAATTCTGGAATACACCACCCGCATGATTATTCAGCAATTTGTGTTGAAAAGCATCATGAGCGCAATTGGCTTTGGTCCAGCCGCTGCATCTTCTCTTGGCTCACCCCTTGCCAATGTTTCTCAGTTCAATGCCAGCGGCGTTGGATTCAATCCTTTGGCATTCACTGGCGGTTTCGGATTTGCCATGGGCGGCGTTATGACCGGCAGCGGTCCGCTCAAGCTTCGCCGTTATGCAGGCGGTGGTATCGCCTCCAGCCCGCAGCTTGCAATGTTTGGCGAAGGAAGCCGCCCTGAAGCCTATGTGCCTCTGCCCGACGGTCGTACTATCCCGGTCACCATGAAGGGTGGCGGGGTCGGTAATGTTGTGGTGAATGTCGATGCCAATGGCAGCAACGTTGAAGGCAACGGTCAACAGGCCAATGCACTTGGCAAGGCAATCGGCATCGCCGTTCAGCAAGAGCTGATCAAGCAGAAACGTCCTGGAGGCTTGCTCTCGTAATGGCCACTTTCAACGACGCCACTGTTGGCACCAGCACAGGCGGCACCACGCCTGATTTCGGTGCATCACGCAAAAGCCAACCTGTTGTACGCAAGGTGCAGTTTGGTGATGGCTACGAGCAACGTCTGACCTATGGGTTAAATCAAAACCCACGCGTTTGGGATCTGACTTGGACAGCTAAGGACAGCACGGATGCCGATGCCATTGAGGCGTTTTTTGATGCACGCGCTGCTGACAACGCCAGCTTTGATTGGACGCCATTGGATGAAGCAACGGCCTACAAATGGGTTGTAGAGAGTTGGTCGCGTGACCTGCGTTACGCCAACGTGAATACGATTACAGCCACCTTCCGTCAAGTATTTGAACCCTGATGGCGTACTCGGCTTGGGCTAGTTCAACTGCCTACAGCGTTGGCAATATTGTCCGCGCCAGCAGTTTGCAGGCGTCTGGCCTTGTTTTTCAATGCACCACGGCTGGCACCAGCTCCAGCACCCAACCCGCGTGGCCAACTGACATTGGCAGCACCATTACCGATGGCACGGTTGTCTGGACGGCGATTAGCAGCGTCTACGAAGAACTTGCTGCACTGGCACCGAGCGCCATCATCGAACTGTTTGAGATGACGCTGGACACCACCCTGCATGGCAGCAGCGACACTTATCGCTGGCACAACGGCTGCAATGCCAACGTC